AAAGATAGTGGTATGATTTGGTCTTTACTGACAGAATCAGAGCGAATAAAGGTGTCTTTATCTCTAGAGAGTAGATATAAACATCCTCAAATTCAAAGAATTTTAAATAGATATGGCAGAGGACATTGGAAACCATACCAAGTATTTCGTAAATTAAAAGAATATGACGTTGTATAGTAGAGAATAATCAATAAAAAGGCTGGATAGAAATATCCAGTCTTTTTTATGTGAAAGGGAAAACCAATGCAAGACAATTTTGAAATCTTTTTTGAAGAACTAAATAAGGTAATTGATAATCAGGGGCGCGTTATTTATTGCATAGAAAACCCCTCCTTTTCTCATTCGGAATTAATTAAACCATTAGATATTTCCACTTATTCTTTAGACAAACCTGTATGGGTTATTACTTTGTATAATGGAGAAATAGAAATTAACTGGGAGGTTTTACAAACACTTGTGTTTAGTAAAATTGAAGAAAATGGTTCAAGAAGTTATAAATTAATGTTAAACGATACAACCTCTGTATACTTTATCTTCTAAATTATTTTTGAACAACTACTAAAAAAAAATGTATAATGGAGATAAAGTGATATGATACAACCACAAAAGTTATCCAGTCAACAACGGAAAATGGTTGAGGATAATCACGAACTTATTTATCGTTTCTTGAAACACTATGGCTTATCGGAAGATGAGTATTATGATGTTGCTGCTTTGGGTTTATGCAGAGCTGGGCTATATTATCAGGAAAATAAAGGAATGAAATTTTCTACTTTTGCTTTCCAATTAATGAAACAAACTTGGAGTAAAGTATTAGACAAATCTCAATCTGATTCATTTTATATTTCTTTTCAATTGTCTGAAAATGATTCGCTAATTTATTCCCAACAAACAATATGTGAATATAGTGATGTAATTAATTGTATGGCTTTGTTTCAGTTTTTAACTAATATTAACAACAGAAACCATAAAAAAGCCCTGTTTCTATTAGCAGAAGGTAAAACACGTTCGGTGGTAGCCGACGAATGTGGATTAACACCAAACGCAATTTCTTTTATGAGACGATACTATAAGCAACAATATTTACAATTACAATCATAGAGAGAAGGTGAAAAAGTGAAGCGAATTTTAAGTAATATATATAAAGTAATTATATTTTTAGCAATTTATATATGTTTATATGCGCTTATAGGGACTTTTTTGAATTTTATGTATTCATGTTTTCCAATACCGACAGTAATATGTACGATTATTGGAACTTTGGTGATTACTTATTATTTAATTACCGATGAAAAACCGCTTGTTTAACAGGAGGTAATAATGAAGAATACGCTTTTACAATTTATTGAAAAAACTTTATCCACTTTCGCCGTAATTATATTACTGATAGCGATGGCAACGTGGTTATTTGGTAGCATAATTATGGTTGGTTATGGTTTTGCGGGATATTGGTGGCTATCGGTAATAGGATTATTACTATTTTCTGGATGGTTGGCGTTTATAGACTTAGATATATGGAATAATAGTTAGGTCAAAGGAGAAAAACATGACGGATTTTTTACTAGAAGAGATACCTAAACACCGCAAAAAGAAACAGTCCACTGTTTCAAAATCAAAATCAAAAGCAAAACATAAACACACATATAAGGATTGTTTATTGGTACATGAGAGCACACATAAACCTTATAAAGCATTATATTGTGCTGATTGTGGTAAAATTTATGATTTTAAATTCTTTATAAGCGAAATAACTACCGATGGTTTACATCGGATTTTAGACGATGATGAAGTATATGCTAAATATGATGACCTACCACAATTTTTAGTTCATGATGTTTGGCAAAAATATGTAGCTATTTAATTATTTATTATGAATAAACAGGCCAAATCTATCTGCTAATGTACGAAGAAAAAACTAAACCTAAACCTAAAATTTACATAATTTATATTAGATTTGGCCTGTTTTAGAGGGAAAAAATGAACGTTTTAGAGCAAAATGAGATGAAAAATATCGCAAAAGGTATGTCAGAAGAGGATAAAATCTACATTTTAAAAACTATATCAAATGAGATAATAATTCAGGAGCTTTTGCGTAGATTAAACACAATGACTGGTATGTTAGCCGATATTACGGCTATTGTAAACCATAAAAAAATAACGGAGGACGAGGTATATGAATCTTGATACTCTACAGTTTTCGCAACATGCAAAACAGCGTTATGCGGAACGTATTATGAATAAACAAGACCAAACAGAAGTGGCCATTTTTCTATTCGAACAAGACGACAAAATTAAAAACGATATTCGTAAAATGATAGAATATGGTGAACTGATTTATTCAGGAAAACCTACATCTGATATATTTAATAAACAGTTGGTCGATATTTATTTAAACGGAACATGGGTAATTATTGTAGACCCAAATAAAAATAATGTTATTACTTTATATAGTATTGATTTAGGCTTAGGTAAAGATTTTAATGACGAATACATTGAAAAATTGAAAGAGAAATTAGACCAAGCCAAACAAAAATTCGCTGAGAGTCAAGAAAGCGTAAATATTGAAAAAGAAACATATAAATCTTTAATCCTAGATAATGATGCAGCCATTGCTGATTACAAATCCATTATCAAATCTTTGCAAGAACAGAATCAAGCATATCAAGAAGTTATCGATACCCTAGATACTAATACACAACTTTCTGAAAAAACAGTTCGTGACATAGTAGCCATTATGATTGGAAAGAAAATTTTCTAATTACTAAAACGCAAAGCAACTACTAAATTAAAATGAACAACAGCCAAAAAAATTTGTATAATGTAATAAACGGCGACAGGAAAGGAAGTGATTGTTTGGGAGTATGATTGTCGAAGTAATCAATCAAAAATGTATAAAATGCGAGTGTGATTTAACACCAGAACAAGCAACGCAGACCATTATATATGGAAATTATGAAGCAAAATTAGGCGTTTGCCCTTGTTGTGGAACAACAAATACAATTGCTCACATTATAGATAAAAACATATATGTAAATACTGACGAACGTTATTACATATATAATTCTTATTCATAACGAAAGGGATAAACAATGCAAGTTCAACAGATGTATGTGGCTACCGATGGTAGCATGTTTAATAATCCAGATGAGTGTGTAAGATACGAAAAAACATTAAAACCTGTAGATTATGAAGAAAAACAGAGACGTTTTGATGCTCTTCAGTACCAACTGGACAAAATTAATGCGGCAACTTATCGTTTGCATCAGGATATGTCACAGTTTGAAGCAGATTATGAGGGCTGTGTTTTATTTATTAACGAAGACACTTGTTGCATTGAAGAAATGTCAATGGATGAATTTGATTGGTGCTCATGTGATGAGTGCGAATCTTGTATGACATGTATGATGAATCAGTAAAAAGGAGAAGAAACATGAGTGACACAACAAACACAAATTTAAAAGAGGCTAAAGCCGTTGCTTATAGTGCTGGTTTATTAAGCGAAATGGTTTTAGAAGAAAAGAAAGATGACGAAGGCCGTGACATTATTGAAGGTTATTTGACTGTAAAGACCAGCGATGTAAATTTTGTAAAGTATAAAGCAAAGGCTAATAAACTTACACAGGATGGAAAAGAAAATTCAATTTACAAAGGTTTACAGACATGTAAAGAAGAATATAAAACTATTAAAGAAGTTGGTGAAGCAGAAGCTACCCAGTTAATTGTTAAAGGAAAAATTAATGCTTACACTGGTCGTAATGGAGATGTAGTAAACTTCCAGAGCAATTTCTTTAATAGAGCAAATAGACCTTTAACTACAGAAGATATGAAATCAGAGTTTGAAGTAGAAGTCTATATTAAATCTCTTGTTCCAGAAGTAGATACAGAGGGTGTTGAAACAGGGGCAGTAATTGTGCATGGATGGATGCCTACATATAACGGAATTGAACCTATTGCTTTAAAAGCACCTGCGACAGACGGAATTGCAGATGCAGTAATGGATAGTTATGAAGCTGGACAGACTGTATTATTTACAGGCGAGATTATTAATAATCGTATTGAACATATTAAAGAAATTCCTATGAAGATTGGTAAGCCAAAGGTAGAAATTACTTATGATTATAAGAATGATATGTTAATTACTGGTGCTTCAGAACCTTATGAAGATGAAAACGCATATGATAAGGACACAGTAGCCTTAGCTATTAATGTCCGTAATGAGAAGATGGCTCAGAGACAGAATCAGACTGTAACTCCAGCACCACAGTCACGCCCATCTGCTCAGTCTAAAGGCCGTTCTTTGGGTTTCTAAACGAAGCCCGAAGCGGATTGAGTTACAACAATTTTGATTTTTAAAGATAAAGGAGAAGAAAAATGGCATCTTTAGATATTTTTGCGCCCCAGTATTCCACAGTTGCTAAAGGATTAGCAGGCAAAGTTTTACTTGTATACGGGGGTAATAATCTTGGAAAGACAAAACAGGCAACGCGTATGGAAAAGCCGTTTTATTTACCATTTGAGGCTGGATTAAATGCTATTCCTAACGTTCCATTTTGTCCGATTACTAAATGGTCAGATTTTATCAAGATTAATAAGCAGTTAACTGACCCTACAACAGTAGAAAAAGCGAGAGAAATGTATTCTACAATTATTTTTGATTCAATTGAGCCAGCGGCCAATTATTGTCAGGAATATATTTGTCAGAAATATGGAGAAGAATCTATTGCTTCAGGCAGAGGCGGTTATGGACTATGGAAAGAATACGCTACAGAATTTTGGAAACAGATTAACAAACTGGTTGGTGCTGGATATTGTGTATATTTTATTGCTCATGCACAATCAGACCCAAATACAGGCTTTATTTCTCCAAAGGCAGATAAGCGTAGTTTATCCCCAATCTTAGATAATACAGATTTATGCATCTACGTAGAATCTAATGGCGTGGATGAAGATGGACGTATTATTAAATCATCTGGTTATTTAGCGGAGACAGATAGATTCTTTGCAAGAAGTAGATTTGATTATTTACCTTCCACTTATATGCCCGAGTTTACAGCAGAAAATTTAGAAAAGTTGATTGTAGATGCTATTGAGACACAGGAAAAAGCAGAAGGTATTACCGCTGTAACTTATGCAGAACAGAAAGCGCAGCGCACAGTCGAGAAAAAATCCTACGATGAATTAATGGATGAAATGCAGATTCTAGGAGAAAAATTGGCTGAAGCAGGCTATTTGGATGATTTACAGAGAATTGTTGCTGATAATTTAGGTAGTGGTAAAAAAGCTTCTGATTTGAAAAAAGGTCAGGAACAGCAGATTGAAACCATTATTTATGATATTGAATCATTTATTGCAGAAATGAAACTGTAATTAAAGGAACTTAACCAATGGCGAACAAACGTAAGTGTGCCTTATGTGGCGAATATATAGAAGCTACGGATAATTTAATGCCGTATAAAACACGTTATGTGCACACTACGTGTTTTAACGCCAGCATGAAAGCCTTAGCATCTAATAAACAAGAACAATTAGCAGAAAAGGCAAAGTCAAAAAAACGCCAAACTGTTAAAGCACCAAAGGAAATTGCAAAACCTATAAGCGAAGAAGAATATAAAGCAAAACAAAAATTCTTTGATTATATGTCGAGCGTGTTAGAGGTGGAGCAATTAGGTGCAAAATTTTATACATTAAGTGCTAGGTATGTAGAGCAATACAATTCTTCTTGGGAAGAAATGTATAATATATTTTATTGGCATCTGGACATAATGCAAAACGAACCAGTAGGTGATTGTATAGGTCTATTTCCTTACATATTAGATGAGGGAAGACAATTCTATACAGCGCTCAAAACAATAGAAGAGCAAAATAGGGAAATACAAGTTAATAACTTTTATCACGAAAAAGTGATAAAAATTAACCCTCACAAGAAGAAAAATATTAAACAGATGAATATCGAAGATATAGTCTAGAAAGGTGGTTCGTGAATGAACGAACAACTGGTATGTAAACGTAGTTATTTGGCTATATTTGGCTCAATCATGCAAGACCCTAGCTTGCTAAGTGATATAGATAGACCGTTAGACCGTAGTGATTTTAACACTGAGCCGTTTTATGAAATTCTATTTGTCTCCATGTATAATTTATTTATGCAAGGGTGTGAACATATAGACGAATTTACTATAGATTCTTATTTAAGTCAGTATCAAAATCAATATAATATATTCCAAAATAACAAGGGGTTGGAATATTTAACTTCTGCTCGTAGCATGGTGGATATTGGAAACTATGACTACTTCTATCATAGATTAAAAAAATATAGCCTGTTGCGTTATTACGCAAATAAAGGTTATGATACCAATCTAATATTTAATGCAACTCTAACCAATCCTTCCGAGGTTGAAACAGAACAAATCAAATTCGATAATTATACAGAAGAAAGTATTATTGAACAAATAGAAAATGATTTGGTTTTAACTCCTAAGATGAAATATTGTACCAATACATTAACTGTAGATGTACAAGCAGGAGATAAACTGAGTGAGTTGGTTGAAGAGTTATGTGAAACACCTGATGTTGGAGTGCCATTAACTTCTAGTGGTTTGAATACCGCGTGTAGAGGAATGCGTTTAGGTAAATTCTATTTACGCTCAGGTACTACTGGTTCGTCTAAGTCCAGACAGGCTATTATGGATGTATGTAATATTAGTGTTCCTTATCATTGGAATGTAAAAAGCAAACAATGGGAATACACTGGTTTTGAATGTCCAGCCTTATTTATTTCAACAGAAATGAGCGAAGATGAATGTCAAACAATTATTTTGGCAACCATTAGCGGTGTTAACGAAGAACATATTTTATATGGAGATTATGAAGCTGGTGAGTATGAACGAGTCCAGCAAGCAATTCAATACATACAATCAAGTCCTTTGTACATTTGTGTATGTACAGATTTTAGTATCTCAGATATAGAAAACATTATCAAACGTTATCATAATACATATAGTGTAAACTATGTATTCTTTGATTATCTTCATAGTTCCCTACGATTAATAACAGAAGTTGGTGCTAAGTCAAGTATGAGAATGCAGGAATATCAGTTACTCAGTATTTTCAGTACACGATTAAAAGCATTGGCAGAACAATTAAATATTTTCATTATGTCTTCTACGCAGTTAAATTATGAAGCAATGGAAGCGAAATATAAAGACCAAAACTG